ACGGCCAGCCACGCCGACGGGCTGGTGATGCCGTTCTCGGCGAAGATGGTGCCGCTGATCGCGGCGATCGTGGCCGCCGACAGCAGCAGCCCGTGGGTCATCGCCTTGTTGTTGTACGCCCACCATCCCCACCACAGCAGGCCGGTGGTGACGGCTGCGGCAACGCCGATGATCTCCCCGATCGGGCCGTCGAGCAGCTGCCCGATCGCCTGGTCGGACAGCACGAAGTAGGCCAGCATCCCGGTGTACAGGCTGATGGCGAAGGCGTACGGCTGCACAGCCCGATGCAGCAACCGGAACGGCAGCGTGCGGCCGTCGGACTGCGGATCGGTGCTCATTCTCACGCCGCCTCGTAGGTAAACGACACCGTGAAGATGTCGCCGGACGCCAGCGTCGGCGAGATGCTGCCGTACGGGTTGCCGTCGTCTGTGACGAAGAACCGCAGCAGCGACGCCGACTGTAGATCGGTGAACCCGGTACGGTTCACCGCGCCCGTGTCGAAATGCCACCACGACCCGCCGCCGTAGCCGGTGCCTGCCGCGGTCGCCGGCAGCGACATCGTGATCGTGTTGCTGGCCGTGCCGGATCCGGTGATCGCCAACTTCGCGTAGGCGTGGATGGTGTCGCCGATCTGTGTGTAGCGCGCCACGGTGACCGTCTTCGACACCGCCGAGCCTTGCGTGATCGTCGGCGTCCAGTCCTGCCATGTCCCCAGCGCCGTGACGCTGGCGTCGGTGGCGACGAGCTGCTCGTAGCGGACGGCGTCACCGTTGGCGCTGGCCGCGGCCAGGCCGGTGATCTTGTTGGCGCCCATCGCCAGCGCCCCGGACAGGGTGCCGCCTGCCAGCAGGAGCGCCGCGGCGTCGATGTTCGCGAACGTGGTGCCGTTGGACACCTGCAGCTTCGACGTCGTCGAGTTGTAGACGACCCGGCCGGCGGGCTTCTGCCCTGCTGTCAGCGCCGCGATCTGCGCGGAGGTCAGCGACTCGATGCCGGGCGCCTCGTCGAGACGTTCCGCGAGAGCCTGCATGTCGGCGGGCACGTCGTTGGCGTCCGACCCTTCCGGGAACGGCAACGCCATGACGGTGGTGGTGTCAGCCATAGGTCAGTCCTTCTTCGCTCGTCAGCCCGTGGTGGAGGCGACGTCGATGAACGCCACCCAGTTGATCGTCTTGGACGCTTCGCCGGTGACCGCCACCTTCAGCGACCCGTAACTGGTGTCGGCGCTGACGGTCACATCCCACGCTGCGGTGTCCTCTCCGAGCACGGTGACCGTTGGGGTGCCGACGAGGGCGACGGTGCCGGCGCCGGAGTTGCGGTCGATGACGCCTTCGATCTTGTAGCCGGCCGACTCGTTGTTGGCGTCGGTGCGGCGCGCTACAACCACCCCGGTAAACGCCCAGGTGGTGTCGTCGGGGACGACCATGCGCTGCGCGGCGTTCAGCAGCACCTCGGAGGCTGTGCCGTTGGTGGTTTGGCGGCGGGCAACGAACTTGATGCCCTGCGCGTCGCCGTTGGCTGAGAACTTCCCGCCGCCGAACGCGACCATCGTCTCCTGGTCGGCTTTCGCTTCCCGGCCGATCGCGGTGGCCGCAGCGCCCGAGGCGGTGTTCTCCCGGCCGCCGACGATGGTGGCTGCGGTGCCGGACGCGGTGTTGTACTGCCCGCCGCCGACGGTGGCGGAGATCCCCGACGCGGTGTTGTTGGTGCCGCCTGCGATGGTGGCCTGGTTCTGGTTGACGGTGTTGTTCTGCCCGCCGCCGATCACCGACGAAGTGCCCGACGCGGAGTTGGTCTTCCCGCCGGCGATGGTGGTCGTCGTGCCGGTCGCCTGGTTGACGTTCCCACCACCGACGGTGGACTGTGCGCCGCTGGCGACGTTGTCCTCGCCACCGCCCACCACAGACGCGGTTCCGGATGCGGTGTTCTCGATCCCGCCCGAGTTCGTCGCACCCTGCGCTGCGGTGTTACGCACCCCACCGCCGACGACAGCCCAGTCGCCGGTGACCGTGTTCTCGGTGCCGCCGGAGATCGTCGCGTAGTCGATGCCCGCGCCGATGCTGTGGATCGAACCGCCGGAGATCGTCGCGTGAGACGCGGTCGACTCGACCTTGTTGTGGTAGCCGGACACCACACACGCGGAACCGTTGACCACATTGTCGTAGCCGCCGACGATCACCGACCAGTTGGCGCCGGTGCCGGTCGCGGTCGGCAGGTTAGACGTGGACGTGTTCACGTTCGCGGTGCTTGCCGCACCGATGACGTTCTCGTAGTTCGGGGAGCCACCACCCAGTACCGTCGCCGTTCCCACGTCGGAGGCGATGGCGTTGGTGCCGTCCTCGCCGATGATGTGGTTGGTGCCATTGGCCAGCACGCCGCCGGCCGCCTGCTGCACGAAACCGTCGGCGCCCGGGAGGACAAGGTTTAGTTCGTAACCGTCGTCAGGGTTCCCGGTGATGGTGGCATCCGCCTGTCCTGTGGTGACGTCCCCGATCCCAATGGTCGGGAATCCGTCCTCGACCGCGGCGATCCTGTCTGAAACCGTGTCGTAGGTACCCGACGGGTTGACACCCAACTCGCCCTGCACGGCCTCGATCGCATCACCGAGGTCGTTGTGCATGGCGCGGTGGGTGCGCCCGCCAACAGCGTCTGAGGTCTTCTTGTCCGACGCGATCGTGTCGAACGAGTCGAGGCTGCCCGGGTAGTTACTGGCCACTGTGGCTCCTTAGAATCGCAACTCGGTGTAGGTGAGGGCTGACGCGGTCATGTTGCTGTAGGTGGTGTAGGCGGTATCCAGGTCGTCGTAGGTGACCGGCGTCGACGACGTCAACGTGAGGTTCGCCCCGGCCGGTTTCTCCCGCATCGCCGCCCGCAGGGTTGCCGCGGAGTCGACAACCTCGGATGAGTCGACCTGGACTTCGATCGCCCACGGATCCCCACCCACAGCGGTCGTCACCAGGCAGTACCGGTCGCCGGTCAACGTGGCCTGGACGGCGGCCTGAATCCCCGCCGCCGACCCGTGGGCCTGGGCGCCGGCGCGGGTCAGATACCAGCGGGCGTTCGTGGTGTCCATGTCGGTGACAGGTACGCCGATCAGCCAGCCGAGCCACGGCAACCATCCCGCCGGTGTCGTCGCCGGGTTCACCGGTTCCGAGGTGCCAGACGCGGACGTGTCAGGGTCGGCGTCGTTGATGAACTTCGCCACCGGGTGCGCGGCGTCACCGATGCTGGCCATGAACCGCAGCAGCTCGTCGCGGGTGTCGGCGTCGCGGACATATTCGGGCAGCAGGTCGAACAGCCGCTGCCCCGTCCTGGTGATCCCGGTCGGGGTGCCGGTGTCGTACAGCGGCCAGCCGTCGTACGACAGGTCGAAGTCGTACAGCGCATCGAAGTCGTATACGTACGGCATCCGCTACGCCTCTCAGGTGATGGTCAGGCTGACGGTGCCGATGACCGCGAACTCGTCGAACTCGACCGCCGCGGTGGTCGATGGCAGCGTCAGCGACGTCACCGAGTCGACGCCGGGCACCGATTCGATGACGGCCTGCACGTCGAGGGGTTCGACGTCTGCTCCGAACCCGGACGTCTGCCACGACCACACCGAAGCCAACGCGTCCTCGATGGCTGTCTCGAGTTCGTCGGTGTCGTAGCCTGCCGCCGCGGTGACAGCAGCTGTGACCGCCACGGACACGGGGGTGGCGTCCTCGACGGTCATCGTCAGGATCGATGCGCACTGCGCCTGCATCGCCGTCTGCAGCTCCGACTTCTGGTCGGCGGTGATCTCGTCGCCGTTGCCGTACACGTACACGGTCAGGTAGCCGTCGTCGTCGCCTGGCGAGTTCCCGCCGTCGTGGTCGTACTGGTCGACGGCCACGGCACGCTTGACGTACGGCTGTTCCAACGCGTACGCGGTGAAATGCTCAGGCACGACCAGCGATGACGTGACACGCGCGAACCGTGTCGCGGCACGGGACAGGAACGCCAGGTCGTCCTCGGGGTCGGCGCCGCCGTTCAGGTCGGTGTACAGCGCGCAGCTCGCCAGGCTTGGCACGGCGACGACAGGGTCGCAGGCGGTGCCGGCGGTGACCGCGTTCAAGTATCCGCCGGTGTCCGTGGTCGCCACCGCCACATCCAAGGTGGAGCCGGTGCCGCTGACAGTCTCGGTGGCGATCAGCATCGAGTCGTAGTCCTCGAGGCGGAACAGCGTCCCCTCGTCGATCGTCGTCGTCGGGGATCCGGTCAACGTCAGGCGCACCGTGCCCGTGGCCGGCAAACCCTCGCCCCGTTCGACGCCGTACAAGTTGATGACACCTTCGACCAGTGCGCCCAGCACACGGTTCGCGGCGTAGATCAGGTCGGCCATGCCGGTGGCGGTGGCCTCCATGATCACCGTCTCGAGCGCGCCGTTACGTGGCTCCCACTGCGGCAGGCGCGACTCGGCCAGGGCCAGCATCGCGTCGAAGATCTGCTGCGGGTCGCGGTCGTCGACGGAGACGCCGAGGTAGGTGGAGTCCAGGTCACGCAGCGCCACGTCAGGCTCCCTGCTCGTCGTCGGTGTCGGCCCAGTCGACGTCGATGTCGACGGCCACGGTGTTGTCGTTCGACTCGGTGATCTCGACGCGGGTGACCAGCAGCGCCGGTTCGGCATAGCCGATCGTCGCGGTGATCTCGTCGGGGTTGACACGGGTGCCCGTCGGATCCATCAGCCCCCACAGCGGCGCCAGCGGCCGCTCGCCCGCCTCGCAACTGACGATGTGGCCGCAGGTTTCCGCGGCATGCCGCGCCGAACCCTGCTCGAGAGTGACCGCGGCACCGTTGGAGTCGATGCGGAACGGGTGCGCCAATGTGACGGTCATGCGTGCTCCTGTCTAGTCGAACACTGCTGTGGGGTTGACTCCGCCGTAGGCGGTGACTGCACCGTCGTACACGTTGTCCACGTACACACCGCCGCTGCGGCGGTAGTACAGCCGGGAGGACGACAGTGCGAAGCCTGCGCCGGCCCCGGTCCAGTCGTTGCCGCTGAAGGTGTTCCGCAGAGTCCCAGAGAGCAGGGCCAGATCGGACCCGGCCGAACCGGTTGACGGGGTTGTGTCGATCCAGGCGTCGTCCGAATCCGGCGTGGCTGGGTTCGCGAACACCCACCCGTCAACGGAACGGAACGTCCACGCGGCGCCGGACCACTCCGCGAACTCTCCGGGGTGCCCCACCCACGCGCCGGTCGGGGTGTCGCCAACAAGGTACTCGTCGCCGGATGCAGGGCTGCCCGGCGGCGTGTTCAGAATGCCGTCCAAGGTCTTGTCGACCCACGCCCCGGTGCCCGTGTCCCAGGATCTTCTGACAACACTGGATGTTTCGTGAGTGAACGACACATGGCATTGAGACGCCGTGTCGAGCTCGATGTCGGACGTGACACGGTTGCCAGTGATAGCGCAGTCGGCGATGTCCTCGAACAGCACCCGGCCGTTGTCCGACGGCTGCCCGTCGGCTGTCGCCGACCTCGTCACATGCCAAAGGTTGTCGGAGAAAGTCGACAATGCGACGCCGTTTAGGTTCAGCCAGTGCTTCGCGCCAGCCTTGCCCTGGAAACGGAACGTGTTGCGGGCCACTGTGAACCGCGAACAGTTGGAGACGGCCACCACATCGCCTTTGCGGCCTGCGGGAACATCAGCCTCAGTGACCCCGCGCACATCGTCACGGAAGTAGAACTCGTTGTCGACGATGCTCCAGTCGCCCACATACCAGGCCTTGATGGCGAAAGTGTTGTCGACAAGGTGGAACACGTTACGCTGCACGACGGAGCCGAACGTGTTGCTAACCGGCCACAGATACGCGCCGTAGAACACGTTGCTGTCGAACACGTAGTGGTCGCCGCCGGTCTCCACGTATGAGTAGAAGTCGTTGACCTCGTTGTTCGCGAAGTACGCGCCGTAGGCGCCAAGGCTGATCGTCCGATACCAGCCCTCGCCAAATCGGTTAGCGACGACCCGCAGATTGGTCACCCAGTACGGCTCCGACTTCGCCCACACCTCGAGCGCCATCCGGCCGCAGCGGTCACCGAAGTGGTTACCCTCCACCGTCATGTCGGTGATGGTCCCGCCCGTTCCCGTCACTGTGCCCAGGAAATTGCCGCCGTAGGCTGCGTCGCCGCGTGTGGCAGGCATCCAGGTATCCTCGAAGGTGCAACCGCGGACAAGGATCCGGTTGTTCTGCGATCCGGCCGTCTCGCACCACCAGGTTGCCCCGGTGCGGTTCTCAACGATCGTGCAATCTATGAGGGACGTACCGTCGAGTGTGCCGCC